TATGTGGATCAATATAACAGATGGAATTGAAAAAAATCAGTATGAAGCTGAATTCGAGATCTTTAATTATTGTGGAGATTTTAAATTCAGAATGTTCAGAAATGAAACCTTTGATATATATGATGTGCAGGCATACACATCAGAAGGTGATGATCATATCATGAGCTCTACGCAATTAGATGGCCTTCATTATTGGCTCCAGGAGCTCATCAATGAGAAAGGTATCTGCTATGACAATGGATATAGCTATCATGAGTGGGATGAACACTGGACCTGCGGATTATGAACCTGTACGAGATGGCCAGATGGTGGCGGAAGCAGAGCCTACCCCATGACAAGGGTGGCTCCTTTAATATAGAACTTTATTTACAAATTTTAAAAACCAAATACCAATGTTTAGATTGTTATATTACGCAGGCGGAAGCCTCAGAGAAAGCTACGACTTCCCAACAGAAGCCCTCGCAAACTGGAAAGCCAGAGAGCTTTACCGATTAGGCACTCATAGATTAGGACATTTCATAATCGAGAAGCTATGAAATATATCGAATATTACAGAATGTAGATTCCAGATATCGTGGAGCCTGAAGGTGGAACCTGGTGTTACATGGGTATGACTGAGGATAGAAAACTATGGCAATTAAACTTCCACAATCCAGACAATGAGGATCCTGATACCTATGATGCCTATATTGAATGGGGCTATAAGATCGAGAAGCTATGAATCAGCACAAAATATACAGAGTACTTAGGCTCATGCAGATGCTTCAGGCAAAGCCCAGGCCAGTGAGAAGCATGGCCAGGTACTTAGGAACTAGTGAACGCACAGTATATAGATACCTGCATCTTTTTATAAAGCTAGAGATGCAAGTAAAAAAGGACGAATTTAATAAATACTTTATAGAACAAAAATGAACGAAGAGAGATTTAAACTAGCAACAGACCTTAACCAGGATATAATTGATATCATTGAGGAATATCAATTGAATGTACCTAAACGCACCCCAGAGATAGCATTCAAGCGTTTTTTCCTATACAATTTCCTGCACAAACGCAGGCACCTATCCACCACAATGATCGGCAGGATGTTTGGGAAAAATCATGCTAGTGTTATTCACGGCATACGGGAGCATGAGTATTGGTGGAAGAAAAAAGACCCTTACTACCTCAGAGCTGTATATCCATTGCCTGAATTAATTAACCACAGCAGAGAGGATGTAAACAGCTATGATGTGAAGGTCATGCACCTGGATGATCAGGAGGTAAGGCTCACCATTACGGGAGTATTCAGCCCAAAGATGTTAACATCTATTGAACAAGTCATGCAACGTGAAGAAATTGGCCGTATATTTACCCCATCATAATTATAATGTGGGTTATAATTGAAGGGAGTCCAGGCTCCCTTTTTTTATCATGACAGCATGACGATGTGCCAATTCTCTTTATATACCCCCCTTAAAATATGAGTAACTTTTTTTTAAAAACTTTTGCAAATTTATCGTCATATCGTCATGAAATCGCTGAAACGTAAGCCTGTATTGATTTATAGCCATGACGATAAAAAAAAATTATCGACATTTGTCGGCAGTATTGTGTCATTAATTATATTTGTACACTATGTATAACCCCACTATAAGCGTATTCCGAAGCCTATTCAATAGTAAGGAAACACCATTTAAGCTCACAGCTCTAGAAGTATTCAACAGGATTAAGCAAGGCAATCCGGATATAATTACCAAAATTAAACGGGTAAGGTCTGGAGATCCTGAAAGCAAGAACCAGCTCATGGCCATAATGTTTAACGGCACCTTCAATGAAAGGAAGGATGATGGCCTGGTAAATCATTCAGGATTATGTATCCTGGACTTTGATAAGTACCCTAATGAGAAGGTACAGCAGGAGGAAAGAAAAAGGCTCATGGAGTGCCCATATGTTTATATGTTATTTATCTCCCCATCTGGTAATGGGCTCAAGGTAGTCATTAGGATACCTGAGTCAGATAAGTTTGAGCACAAACGTAGGTTCAAAGCATTTGAGCAATACATACAAAGTGATTATTTTGATGCGGCCAATAGTAACGTATCGAGGGTATGCTTTGAGTCGTATGATCCTGAGGCATATCTGAATGAATTTTGCGAAATTTATACAGATATCTCTGAGGATGTAGGTTATCATGTATCAGAGAAGCTCCCAGTTTTAGCCATTACCAATGAGGATCGTATTATTGATTTAATCATGCGTTTTGATCATGGCAATTTTCAAGCAGGCAGAAATAACTGGATATATAAGGTGGCCTGTTGCATGGCTGAGTATGGAGTCGATGAGTATGCGGCTAAGGATTACCTGCAACAATATCAGCAGGATGGCTTTACCCTTCATGAAATAATGGTTACCATTGGGAGTGCCTACAGAAAGGCACCATTTGGTACTCGTTACTTTGAGGATAACAGTACCGTAAAGAAAGTAAAGATAAAGCTCCAGGATGGTATTAGTGAAGATGAGATACAGAAGCAACTAGGAGTTAATGGCGGTATCATTGAGAGCGTAAAAAAGGAGGTACAGAATGTGGATGATGTTTTCTGGCAAAATGATGGAAAGAAAGTAACTATTTTACCCCATGACTACGCAAAATTTCTGCATAAACATGGGTTTGCAAAGTACTATCCAGAAAGGAGTAATAAGCCTACCTATGTATACATTCAAGAAAACAAGGTACAGGAGAGCTCCGTGGAGCTTATAAAGGATTTTGTCCTGAAATACCTCCTAAGTAAGGATGAACTGGATGTATATAACCATTGTGCCAAGAGTGCTCAGCTCTTTACAGAAAGCCATCTCAATATGCTGGAAAGTATTAACATGAAAATACTCCAGGATAGCAGGGATGTATCATATATCCCATTCCTTAATGGAGTGGTAAGGGTAACTAAGGACCAGATAGACCTACTCAGTTACATTGATATTGATGGATATATCTGGCATGAGCAAATCATTAAAAGAAACTTTACCCGATTAGATACTCATGCTAATAATTTTCAGGATTTTGTACATAAGGTAAGCAATCAGGATCAGGATAGGATTAAAGCAATGGAAAGCACCCTAGGGTACCTTATCCATACCTTCAAAGATAAGACAGATCAAAAGGCCATCATATTTAATGATCAGGAGATCGATGATAACCCCAACGGAGGGAGTGGTAAATCATTGATGCTAACGGCCATCGGTAACATCCGTAAAATTATTAAAATAGATGGAAAGGCATACAACCCCTCAAAGAATGATTTTGTATATCAGAGGGTAAATCTAGATACCCAGGTGCTGGCCTTTGATGATGTGAGAAAACATTTTGATTTTGAGCAGTTATTCTCACTGATCACTGAGGGCATCCCAGTCAACAGAAAGAATAAGGATGAAATATACATCCCATTCGAGCGAAGCCCTAAGATTGTTATCACCACAAACTACGTTATTTCGGGAGCAGGTACATCTCATGACAGGAGGAGGCACGAAATAGAGTTTTTTCAGTACTTTAATTCACAACGTAACCCACAGGATGAGTATGGAAGGTTACTATTCGATGAGTGGACAGCCTCAGAGTGGACAGCATTCGACAATTATATGCTGAACAACCTACAGATGTACCTACAGAATGGTTTACTCAAGAGCAAATCAATTAATGCCGATGCTAAGAGATTTATACAGAGCACCTGTAAGGAGTTTTATGATTTTGTTATGGATGGAAATATCGGACTAGGCACCAGGCATTATAATAAGAGCTCAATCGAGAGCTTCCAGGAGGATACGAATGGCTTTAAAGATTTGGATAGCAGAAAGTATCTCAAATGGGTAGCTGCATGGGCTACATATAAAGGTTATAAATTCACTAAAAATAGAGATCAACATGGTAGATTTTTTGAAATTAGCATTGCTGATTAGTATATTGGCAGGCTGCAAATCAGCGCAAAAATGTGATGCGTACAGCATCAATGATTATGATTATATTCAGGTATTAGGATATACTGATACAATACCTACCCTAGGAGCACAACAATTGCATTTACCTCCAGGGCAAAAATACAAGGTAAAATGCTGGAAAAATGATGCTGTAACTATTGTAACATTAAAACCATGAAAAAAGAACATAAAAACAAGCTCCATGAGCTGAAGGTAGAGAGGTATTCAATAACGCATCCTAGCATACCTCCTAATTATATAGCGAAAACGGAATACAAACCTGCAACGGCCAACGGCCTAACCAAAGCAATATGCGACTGGATTAACCTGCATGGATACCAGGCAGAAAGGATTAATACAATGGGTACGGCCAGAGAGAAAAAAACAACAGGAGGAAAGGTAATAGGAGTTACCTGGACAAAGGGCACTAGCACAGCAGGATCTGCCGATATCTCAGCTACCATTAAGGGCCGAAGCGTTAAGATTGAGGTAAAGATTGGCCGAGATAGGCAGAGTGAAGCACAAAAGAGATACCAGGAAATGATTGAGAGAGCAGGAGGTACTTACTATATTGCTAGGGATTTTGATGAATTTGTAGAATTTTATCATGAGTTTGTAAATAGTAATTAAATTTTTGTATCTTTGTATAAATTAAAACCCTATAATTATGGCAACAGCTAGAAAACAACCTGAAGCAGAACAGGCTAAAACTGCACTAAACATCTACCAAAAACTGCACCTAGCTAAGCAGTCAATGGGTAAGGTCATTAAGAATGCAACTAACCCACATTTGAAGCGGAACTATGCAGATATTAACAGCATCATTGATACGGTAGAGCCTATCCTGCTAGATCATGGATTGCTATTGATACAGCCAATCATTGATGATAAGGTATGCACCTGTATTGTGGATGTTGAGACAGGTGATAAGGTAGATTGTTATCTTAAATTACCCCTTATCACAGATGCCCAAAAGCTAGGAGGAGCCATTACATACTTCCGTAGATATACGCTAGTATCTTTACTATCCCTGCAGGCAGTGGATGATGATGGCCATGAGGCTTCCAGAGCTCCCAAGGCTAAGCCATCCCTGGATGCGGATAAGTTTGCTAAGGCACTCAAGGCAATTGCAGATGGCAGATATTCAGTAGATGAGCTGAAAGCTACCTATTCACTAACTAAAGAGCAGGAGGGGCAGCTATAATAAGTAACCAATATAAATAATATATATGTTTAATTCAACACAAGCACCAATGGCGAAGAACAGTAACCAAGTGCAAACAGGACAAGAGGTAAATAAAGTTTACAAAACTTATGATTTATCAATTTTTAAATCCATAGACGGTAATAGAGTACCTAATCTTCAACACATACGGAGATTAACTGACTCATTGAAGGTACATGGAATGAAATGCAACCCTATTTTAGTTAATGAAAAAATGGAGGTAATAGACGGGCAGCATAGATTGCAAGCAGCAAAAAATGTAAATACTTTTGTTTACTATATTGTTGTGAACGGATATAAACTTGAAGAGGTTCATACATTAAACCTTAATCAAAAAAATTGGGCTAAGCGTGATTATATGGATGGGTATGCTAAGATGGGGATTGAGTCATACATTAAGTTAAGAGAATTTGTACAAAAAAATGATGATTTTACTTTTACAGATTGTATTGCTTTGTGTTCTAATATTACAACTTCGAGTGGTAATAGTATAGTAAATAAGTTTAGACATAATAAAACTTCTAGTAAACAAATCGAAGTATTTGAAGAGGGCACATGGGTAGGTAAAGATTTTGATTTAGCTCAACAATGGGCCCATAAAATACGAATGTGTAAGCCGTATTTTGAAGGATATAATAAAACAACTTTTGTAGGTACAATGATTGGTTTATTTCAAAATAATTTATTTGATTTTAGTGAATTTATGCATAAGGTAAGAATTCAGCCTAAAGCATTAGTTGATTGTGCTAATAGAGAACAGATGAGGGCATTGATTGAGGATATATACAATTATAAGAGCCGCAATAAAGTAAATCTACGTTACTCATGAAATTCAGAGCATCATCACTAGGTAAGCTAATGACCTCCTCCAGAAGTAAGGGGGAGGCATTAAGCCAAACAGCTAAGAGCTACATCATACAGTTGGCTAAGGAAAACTACTACGGGTATCGTACAGAGCTAACCAATAAGTATGTATTGAAAG